ATAAAAGAAGCGTCGTCTAACATTTCAGTTGATACCTTCAAGTAAGCGGTGTACTTTTTAAGACTTACAGAAGCAACAACGAAGTTATTGTCAATCTGATTCTTAGCAGCACCTTCCGCAGTAGCTCCTGGAGTTCCTTCCTGAGCCGTCTCATATACCCACTCGATAACATTTCTATCGGTAGTCATTTGCATACAAAGACCGTAAGTAACTGCAAATCTCTCTGCAATATCGTTTACACCTTCAAGTCTTTGTGCTTGTGGAACGGTTCCAGTTACGTTGCCTGAAAAGGTCATATCATCGACCGTCTTCATTGTAAACCCGAACTCATGCTTACCATTGGCAGCCTTTGAGAAGTCCTCTTTGTGTGCTTCAAGAATAGCCTTTACGGTTCCCTCTGCGTTATTCACTTGGCGTCCTGAAAGTTGACCCGTCTGGATTGCCTTTAATGTAGTTCCTTGCATTCTGATAGCTTCTTTCAACTCAGTAATCTGGGCCTTTGCAGCCTCGACTTCTTCTTGTGAGCCTTTTTCTAAAGTAGCCAATCTTTCTTTTAATTCGATTTGCTCGAACTCTAGCTTTGCAGCATAATAAGCGTGTAACTCGTCAGTAGTTGCCGCCTCGAAATCTTTTGATATGTCCTTTACATTTTTTGAGGACAAGTGGTCATGTAGTGTCATGATCTTAAATTTTGGATTAAATATTCTCTTAATTTATTCTGGTGCGGCTTTTCGTCTTTGAGTGGTGTATCCGGCTCAACTTCTCCAAGTGCTTTCGAAAGCAAAAGTATATCATTTTTTGAATACTTCGTTTTAAGTTCACTTGCAACCGTTTCAATGCTCTTATTGTCGAGGGTAGGCGTTAACTCATTTGAGCCTTTTATAACGCAGCTAATCTCTATTAACTTGGCTTCGGTTACGGCCCAAAAATACCCGTTCTCTTCGGCTTTCTCGATATTGATTACCTCGCCTTTGTATCTCTCCCATGCTGCAAACTCTTCCTTTTCTTCTGGATCGTTAACGGCCAACTCTAATTTAACGTATTGCATACCGACTGAATGTTGATTAATATCTCCATTCTTGTAATCTAAAAAAATGTTTTCGTTTCGAGCCTTTTCAATTCGAGTATCCATTAACAAGGCCGTTGTCATTCCTGACTTATCTAACCCAACGTCGGACCAGTTTAATTCTTTCTCATAGACTTTTAAAGGAGTTCCGACCTTTGCGCTCAACTGGTGAACGTGGTCGTGTAGGTGCAGCACTCGGCCTCCGTTCTCGTTGATTGACTTGGTGAATATTCCCTTGATATGAACGTCGTCGTGTGAGTCCATAAACCCGTAGGTATTGCCCACGATTGTTCTGTATATCTCTGATTCATTGTCTTGTTTTAAAGTTTCTCCAATGGATTTGAAAGCCGTTTTGAAATCTGGAATAGACCACTCGACTATATCAGCCTTTTTTAACTCGGCTTTTTTAAGCCTGATTAACTCGTTCTTGTTTGCGATTAGTCGCTTTATCTCTTCTCGTTTCATTTTCTTACGATTTGATTTTTATCGAGGATCTTTTTCTTAGCTTCCTTTGCCTTTTCGATTCTCTCCTTCAATTCCTTGTTTATCTTGCTAACCTCTGCCATAAAATTAAATGTTTCCATTGTCTATCGTTTCTACTGGTATTGTTCCACTTTGAACGCTCGGAATGTCCATTTCTGGAATGTCTAAAGTATCCAGTCCTTGCGCTTGTCTTGCTTCGTTTCTTGTAATTATTCCCCTTGCTACGTCCTCTCTTGCTTCTTTCCTTCTTTCGAGTGGTGTATTCTGCAATGCTTTTATTTCGCTTTCAGCTATGTAGAGTACATACTCTTGGCCCGTTCTTTCGCTCCACATTTTTAACCACTTGCGCTCATAGGCTCGAATAAACTTCTCAGCCATTGGAATATAGACTTCTGTGTATGCTTGTTTCTTAGCCTCGACCACGTTATTGTAAGTCGATTGCTCATTGTCGTTTACTAGAATCGAAGGTAGTTTAATCAATGCGCAAAGCCTTTGGAGAACTAGATTATAATTCTCAATCATTTGCATATCGGTACTACTTGCAGATAGATTATAAACGTTATTTATCGGAGTGCTTGTAACTATATTTCGGTTCATTTTATGAGCCCCTCCTAACCTTCCGTTTAAAGCAGTTTCGATCATGCTCTTGTCGTCTTTAGTCAAAGCCATACCGTCTCGAACGTCGCCACTAATTAAATTCGATACACCTCTATTCTCGAAATACCAGGAGATTGCCGTCTCGATATTGTTTGAAGAGTTCAATATGTTTTGTCCAGCTTGTAATGGACTCAGCCCGTTGTGTTCTCTCCTTCCAAGTACCGACGGGTTTGGCATACGGCAATGTAGTATCTCTTCGGGTAGGTAAACTACATTCTTTGCGTTGTCTTGAAATTCGTATCCAGTTACATTGCTGATTATCGACTCTTCGTTGTCGGTCAGAATTGTAATACATTGAGGCGGTAATGAGTACATTTTACCGTCCATGAATCCGACTGACTCCCTATCAAACAACTCGAAAAACTCCCCATTGCATAAATAGTAGAGCGAGTTTAGTTCCCAAAGTTCGCTTAATGTTTGCTCTTTTCCGTTACGAAAAAACCAGTCGTGTACTTCTCCTTTTGTTACTCGTTCGACTTCGCCTTGTGAGTTTACTACTCCTAATCTTATTGGTAGTGAAGTAACCCCTTCTGTAACTGTTGAGGCTATCGAGTACCAAGCTGAGTTTGTCAAGTAGCCATATTCGATTGCTTCCGAATCGCTTATAGTGTTGGTCTTAAATTTACCGCCTAGCTGGTAGAAAAAAGAATAGTCTACTCTTGATAGATTAGTTCGAAGGCCTTTGAACCATGATCCGAAATTCATATTAATACATTTGCAACAAAATTAATCATTTAATAAAAAAGAAAGCCCGACTAAAATAATTGAGCTTTTTGTGTGCTTATTCCCTAACAATATTCATTTTATACCAAGAAACCGCATACCGTATGGAATCAAGAGCGTGATTGTATTTGTCTATCGGAGTGTTTTCCTTGACCGCCCACTCGTAATTATTTAGCTCGTGTTCAATATCGGGTGAGTTACAGACCACTATTGAGTAGCCTTGAAGCCATGTTATACCTTTGAGTATCGAGCCTTTGCCCTTCCATGCTCCGTAGGCTTCGTGGTTGTCCATTCTCAGCTCGTGAATGTTTCCAGGGACCGCACTATCGCAAACAATTACCTGACCAACCCTGACGTTATCCCCTACGGCTTTTCGCCACTTGATTAACTCGGTTTGATATACCTTCTGCCTGACGTAGATTTGTTTAGTCGGTTCGTCGATTCCAACCTCGATTAAGCTAAAAGGGTCAGTAAATCCCCAGTCTAACCCATGAATGATAGTCAACTCTTTATCCTCGGGCCATTGTCCAGACCTCCAATTTTTATAGATTGCTCCTTCTTTTCTTGCTCGTTTACCCAATCCGAATACATCCCACATATAACCGTTTGCCGTTCCTTGCTCGACGTTCTCAGGGTTTGAAGGGTCATAGCTTAATATCTTATTCTTTTGGTTCTCAGGGATACTCGGATTGTCTAAGAAAGTAGTTCTCAAAAAGTCTACATTGTTTCGAGGTATTACACTTGCATAAATCCAATGCTCAGTTACTTCTGGATTATAGTCCATTATAAAAAACTCTGAGCAGCGCATTTCTGCTTGGTCAAATATCTTTTGGTCTACATGGATTGCCTCATTCAACCAAAGCACGTCACAACCAGCACCCATAAATTTACTTGGCTTGTCGGCCCCAATTAAATTAATCTGATTACCAAATAGTCTAAACGTACTACGCTCCTGAACGTCGGCAAACGGGCTAATTAACCCAAAGTCAGGAAAGCGTTTATTAAAGTCGAGGTAAAGAGTAGTCTTAAATGAGTGGTAAGTTTCTCGAATTATATTAATCGTCTTGCCGTTGTTCTTTGAGCAATAGTAAGGTATGAAGTCAACTACGCTCCAAGTCTTACCGGACCTAGAAGAACCCTCTAAAACTACTCCGTTCTTTTCTGGGTCTTTGTAGCTCTTGAATATTTGTCTAAGGTTCGGGTTGATCTTCCTCATTCCCTTCCGTTAGTTCCTTCGGATATAAGTCCTCGATTGTTTTCCTTTGGGCTTCGAGGTTAACGTCTCGAACGTCTCTAAGACCTAAATCTCTAGCTATAATCATTGGTTGGAAGAGTCCAGCAGTGGCCCCTTCAAACTTTTGGTTCCTGATTATTTGCCTTATATGCGTTGTAATTGCAACAAAATCTTTTCTTTCTTCATACAAATTAAACCCAGTATGAGTAATACCCAAGTGAATATAAAGCCCCTCCATTGTGTAAGGTCTTTGCTTCTTTACGGTGTCTTTAGTGTGAGAATCTCGGTATTTTACTATTTCTTCAACCTCGAAAGGATTGTCGTCGACGTATTGAAAATAGTCCGTTGC